AATAAGATCAGGCAAAGAAAAAACCCTTGGTACTCGGTTCCAAGAAGGCATGCGTAAATTTGGTCGTGCTTTAGCAACTGGACAGCCGCAAGGTGGGATGAAAAAAGGCGGAATGGTTGGTTCTGCTTCCAAGCGTGCCGATGGTTGTGCCCAGCGTGGTAAGACTAAAGGACGGATGGTCTAATCATGGCTGATAAACCACCAGTTGAGGGTCGCACCGCTTACATCAAAAAGAATATGCCGGATGGCGTGTTAAAAAGTATTTTGGTTAAGGGAAGTGAACTTGTTGATGACATGGGTTTTACCCAACAGAAAGAGTACGAAGGGAAAACCCGAGAAGAGGTAGCCAAGAAACCCACGCCCGAGAAAAAGCGGGCTGGTGGTTACGTAAAGGCCGCTGATGGCTGTGTTCAACGGGGTAAGACCAAAGGAAGGATTGTGTAATGGTTCGTGACCACGATGAAATCTATGATGAACTTTTGGAAGAAGAGGAACGTAAAAGCGTTCGTGGTCAACAGAAAAAGGGCACGACAGCAAAACCTCCTGAAAAAAATCCTTCACCTAGTGAAGATATAGAGTACCCCACGCCAACGCCAAAAAAGGCTAAACCTGTAGTCAAGATTGCGGCGTTGCGTAAGGGTGGTTCGATAGATGGCTGTGCCATCAGAGGGAAAACCCGTGCCAGCCACAAGTAAGAAACAAGAAAGATTTATGCAAGCGGTGGCTAATAACCCAAAGTTTGCAAAAAAGGTGGGCGTACCAACGTCCGTAGGCAAAGAGTTCACTAAAAAGGAAGGTGGAGTCATGAAAGAGTCAAAGGCAATGATGAAGAAAGAAGTTTCCTTCATGAAGAAAAAAGGCGCTCCCAAGTCCATGCTCAAGCATGAGATGAAAGAAGCCGGTATGAAGAAGATGCGTGCTGGTGGTATGCCGATGGGGCCAGATGGCAAACCCACTTTTGTTGGTGACGGTAAAGGCAAAATGAGATCTGGTGGTCTGGCTGGTGGTCACAAGTCCGCTGACGGTGTTGCTTCCAAGGGCAAGACTAAAGGCAAGACGGTCAAAATGGCTGGCGGCGGGATGCGCGGCGGGAAGTGCTAAATGAGACCGAGCCGGGGCATGGGGGCCATGAACCCCTCTAAGATGCCGAAAGCCAAGACGATCAAGCGGAAAGACAAACCGCAAGACGTTGAAATGTTTGCCAAAGGTGGTGAGTCTCGGGTTAACGAGGCTGGCAATTACACCAAACCCGGCATGCGTAAGTCTATATTTGAGCGCATCAAGGCTGGCGGCAAGGGGGGTGCTCCGGGTCAATGGAGTGCCCGTAAGGCTCAAATGCTGGCTATGCAGTATAAAAAGTCTGGTGGAGGCTATAAGTAATGGCTTGGTCAGAAAAGTACAAACGCTCTATTGACTGCGATAGTCCCAAAGGCTTTTCGCAAAAAGCGCATTGTGCTGGTCGAAAGAAAAAAATGGCCGGTGGCGGCCTAGCCAAGCCTCAGCAAAGTCTCAAAGACTGGACTGCTCAAAAGTGGAGAACTAAGAGTGGCAAACCTTCTACGCAAGGATCGAAGGCGACAGGGGAACGGTATCTTCCCTCTGCTGCAATCAAAGCGTTATCCCCCCAAGAATATGCCGCAACAACCCGAGCCAAGCGTGCAGGGAAAGCCAAGGGAAAACAATTTGTGGCACAGCCTAAGAACGTGGCTAAAAAGACTGCTGGGTATAGGTAAAAATAATGAGCACAACAACCGGAACCGAACTGTTTAACCTAAACCTCAATGACCTCATTGAGGAGGCGTTTGAGCGTGCCGGTTCAGAGGTGCGTTCGGGCTATAACGTCCGCACGGCTAGAAGAAGTTTAAATCTGTTGACTATCGAGTGGTCTAACCGGGGCGTAAATCTTTGGACGATTGAAGAGGGGCAGATCCCGCTCGTTCAAGGGCAGGTAACTTATCCCCTGCCGGTAGACACAATTGACTTGATAGAGCACGTAGTTCGGACTAATAACGGGGTGCAGTCTACGCAGACGGATATTAATATCACCCGGATCTCGGTCTCAACTTATGCAACTATCCCTAACAAAATTACACAAGGCCGACCCATTCAGGTATGGGTGGATCGTCAGTCTGGAAGTGTTGGAAAGACAGGGTTAACCCTAGCATCAAATATTGTCGCTGCCGACACAACCATTACTCTGTCTTCGACGCTTGGCTTACCAGCCACGGGTTATGTGACGATTGGTGCTGAAACAATCAACTACACGAATACGACCTCGACTCAACTGCTAAATTGTCTGCGTGGTCAAAATGGAACCACCGCAGCCTCCCATACGGCTGGGGCTACAGTTACTGCACCTGAACTGCCAAATATCAATGTGTGGCCTGCCCCAGATCAAGGTACGGCGGCTAGTCCTGTCTATACCTTTGTTTACTGGCGTTTACGCCGGATTCAGGATGCGGGTAATGGCATCAATACCCAAGATATTCCGTTCCGTCTACTGCCCTGTATGGTGGCTGGGCTGGCCTATTACATAGCCATGAAGATCCCTGAAGGGGCGGCACGGTTAGATATGCTGAAAATGGCATATGAGGAACAATGGATGTTGGCCTCTGGTGAAGATCGTGAAAAGGCGTCTGTTAGATTTGTGCCGCGCAATATGTTTGTGACAGGTGGCGGCTATTAATGGGCAACAAGTTTTCCTCTGGCAAGTTTTCGATCTCCCAGTGTGATCGGTGTGGGTTTCGGTTCAAACTAAAAGATCTTAGACGGCTAGTTATAAAGACCAAAAACGTAGATATTAAGGTTTGTCATGAATGTTGGGAGCCAGATCAGCCGCAGTTACAACTTGGAATGTATCCGGTTTATGACCCACAAGCCGTTCGTGAGCCTCGTCCTGATACTACGTACTTTCAAGCGGGTCTTAATGGTTTGGAAACAAACCCCGATGGTGGCCCAACTGAAGCGGGTTATGGCGTGCCGACACAGGGCAGTAGGATTGTCGCGTGGGGGTGGAACCCGGTAGGATTCTATAACCCTCTACTTCTCCCATTCCAACAGAATTTTCTGGTGGCAGACGGGGAGGTAGGGACTGTAACTGTAACAACTACATAGGAGTTGAAGATGGAAAAGACAGCAATGAAAAGGGTGGCTAGGGCCGAAGTTAAGTCACACGAGAAAAAAATGCACGGGGTAAAGAAGATGCGGGCTGGTGGTAAAACCAACGCCGACATGATGAAATATGGTCGGAACATGGCTAAAGTTATGAATCAGCGTAGTCCGATGCGTGCGCCGTCTAAAAAGACAGGGATCTAATCATGGCAAAAGATGACAACAAGTACGTTAAGCCCCAAAAAGATAGGCCGGGGTCGAGCGCAGTAGCCAAGGGCAGTATTGCCGTAAAAGGTGATGAGGCGTCTTTTGGTTATAACGGCTACCCCAATAATATTCCGAACACACAGACTGTAAAGACTCGGGGTACTGGGGCGGCTACAAAAGGCACTAACTCTAGTAAAAAATTGGGGTAAGTCGTGAACTACTCAACGCTGTTTCAGACCATACAAGCCTACGCTGAGAATAATTTCCCAGATACGGTGGTCGCCACTACCACTGCTACAACCACGTCTTTTCTTACAAAAGATCAGGTTGATACGTTCATCCGTCAGGCTGAGCAGAGGATTTATAACAGCGTTCAACTCCCGGTCTCAAGAGAGAACGTAACGGGTAACTGTACGAGTGGTAATAGGTTCTTAGCCACACCCATAGATTGGCTTTCTACATTTTCATTAGCGCGAATTAATGCTGATGGAAGTTACGATTACTTGCTAAATAAAGATGTTGAGTTTATACGGGAATCTTTTCCAATAATTACCGATACAGGTGCTCCTACTCATTACGCTATTTTTGATGAAAATTCGTTTATTTTAGGGCCGACTCCAGACGCAGACTACACTATGGAGTTGCTCTATTACGCCTATCCAGCGTCTATTGTTACATCTGGCACAACTTGGCTTGGTACCAACTTTGATTCAGCCCTTCTTTATGGCTCGTTGCTTGAAGCCTATGCGTTTATGAAGGGTGAGAAAGATGTTAACGACAACTATGTTGCCCGTTATAATGAAGCACTTGCCATGTTGAAACAACTTGGTGAAGGTAAAGACCGTCAAGACATGTACAGAACCGAACAAGCGAGGTATCCAGTCCGATGAGCACAATGAGCGAAGTAGCCTTTCTTTTAGGGGGCAGTCAAGTCAAAGTATTAACAACTTCTGGTCGTGGTTTTACGCCAGAAGAAGTTGCAGAACGAGCCTTGGACAAAATTATTTCTGTAGGTTCGCAGACGCATCCTGCTATTCGGGATCAAGCAGAGGCGTTCAAAAATCAAATCCGTCAGGTTTTGGTGTTTTATATGAAGGAAGCCATTAAGTCGCACCATACGACATTGGCTGTTAAGTTCAGGAAAGCAGGACATCCTGAGTTTGTTAAACTTTTAGATGAATAAAGGAGCCTAATATGGCTATCACGCAAGCAATGACGACCTCATTTAAAGCAGAACTTCTGCTTGGGGTACACGATTTCCGTCCGTCGGCTGATACTGGCGCAGACGTTTTTAAACTCGCTTTGTATACATCCTCAGCCTCGTTGGATGCAAACACAACCGCCTACACGGCTTCTAACGAAGTTGGCACTTCCGGCACTAACTACACGGCTGGTGGTCAGGCTTTGACCAACACAGGTGTAACGGCAACTAACATTAACGCCAACACCGGTACAGGCTTTACTGACTTCTCCGACGAGACTTTTGTAAACGCTAACTTTACTGCTCGTGGCGCTCTGATTTATAACACCACACCTTCAGCAAACAGCAATGCTAATACCACGTTGACCAATGCATCGGTTTGTGTGTTGGACTTTGGTGCTGACAAAACCGCTTCGGACGGTGACTTCACCATCATTTTCCCAACTAACGACGCATCAAACGCAATTATTCGTATTGCTTAATTAACAAACCTCCCCTAAAGGACAAATCATGGCTGGTTGGAGCATAGGGCCTTATGGGGAGGGTGACTTTGGTGTAGGTAATCCAAACGCTTTAGTAAGTGTTACTGGAGTAGTTGGTAGTGCGTTATTTGACCCTGTTGGTGTGGCTGCTGGAGGTGAAGTAGAGCCAGCAGGTTTTCAACACACGGTTGAGTTAGGGCAAGAAACTGTAATTACTTCTGCTAATGTATTTCCGGCAGGTGTTGAAGGTTTAGGTGAAGTTGGGCAGGTTAGCCTTGGTATTGCTACAAATGCGCAGCCAATTGGTGTTGAAGGTGCCGGTGAAACCGGAACACTTGTTGTACAGGCTAAAGCCAATGTACTCCTTACTGGAGTTGAAGGTGTTGGAGAAGTTGGTACTGCGTTTGCTTCTGCCGCCGCTAATGCGTCTGTATTTGGTGTTGAAGCGACGGGAGAAGTTGGTCAGGTTGATGAAAGTCGTGAGGTAAACGTACAGCCTACTGGCGTTGAAGGAACCGGAGAAACCGGGGTTGTTGCGTTTGCTTTTGAGGCGAATGTATACCCAACCGGGGTACAAGGTGCTGGTGCAATAGGTGAGGAAGAAGAAAAGTTTGCCTATTACGTTACCGGAGTTGAAGGCTCTGGTGATGTTGGTTCTTTAAGAGTAAGTACGGATGTAAATTATATTGGCTGGGGTTCAGGCCCGTGGGGTCGTGGCGCTTGGGGCGCTGATTTCCGTGGAACAAACGTAGACCCTGTAACTGCCACCGGTCAAGTAGGTTCTGTTGCGGTAAAAGCGGCTGCAAATGTTTACCCAGTAGGTGTTGAAGGTAACGGAGAAGTTGGGCAGGTTGGATTTAGGTTTAGTGCAACAGTTCGGCCTACTGGGGTTGAAGCCCCCGCTGAACTAGATCCTGTAGGGGTAGCGGCTGGTGCCGAAGTTGAGCCAGCGGGGTTTCAGCATACCGTTGATCTTGGGCAGGCCGTTGTAACTGGCGATGCTAATGCCGCAATCATAGGGTTTGAACTCTCTGGGGAAGTCGGAACACAGACAGTAATTACAGAGGTAGATGTCCGTTTAGTAGGGGTTTCTGCTACCGGAGTATTAGGACAAGACGAAGCAGAGGGCGGTGCATTTGTACCGGTTACGGGTTTTGGACTAGTTGCAACGCTTGGGCAGGTTGTACAGAAAACCATCAATAAAGTCCCTGTTACAGGACTTGAAGCCACCGGGGAAGTTGGAACCGAAACTGTAGTTGGTAAAGCAAATGTTTATTTAGTAGGTCTTGAGGGTGTAAGTCAGTTAGGTGAAACTGATGAAAATGCTGACGCTAATGTTCCGGTTACGGGGGTTGAGGGTGTTGGTGGAGTTGGTCAGGTAACTGTAGTTGGTAAGGCAAATGTATACCCAATAGGGGTTCAAGGGACTTCGCAACTTGGGGAGACTGAAGAAAAAGGTTCAGCCAATGTCCAAGTTACGGGGGTTCAAGGACAAGGGCGTGTTGGAAAAGTTCTAATCTGGAGTAAAATTAATCCTAATCAGAACCCCAACTGGATACCGGTTAATGATGTACAAACACCAAATTGGTTGCCGATAGCGGCTTAATTTAAGGAGTAAAAAATGGCAAGTACCTATAGTAGTTTAAAAATTCAACTTATGGCTACCGGGGAAAACTCGGGGACATGGGGTAACGTCACTAACGACAATCTAGGGGTCGCACTAGAAGAGGCTATCGTTGGCTCGGCTGATGTAACTTTTGCTAGTGGAAACGTAACGCTGACGCTTACAAACACTAATGCCAGTCAAACGGCTCGTAATCTTAGGTTAAATCTAACTGGAACCACGGGTGGCGCTCGTGATCTTATTGTTCCAGCGATTGAGAAGGTTTACATCATTAATAATGGCACGGCTGATACCATCACTGTTAAGAACTCTACCGGTACTGGAATTGCAGTCCCCACCGGTAAAACGATGTATGTGTATAACAACGGCACTAACGTCCTTGATGCAATCACTCATTTAACTTCGCTAACTCTTGCAACTGCACTCCCTGTCGCTTCGGGTGGTACTGGATCGACTACAGCCACTTTCTCCGGCGCAAACATAACCTCACTTAATGCATCCGCTATTTCTAGTGGAACAGTAGGAACCGCCCGTCTTGCATCAGGAACGGCTAATAACACTACGTTCTTGCGTGGGGATCAAACTTGGTCTTCTGGTGTTTCTGGCCCTACTGGCCCTACTGGCCCTGCTGGCCCTACTGGCCCCACTGGCCCTGCTGGCCCTCCCGGGCCATCTGGAACTCCTTCTACTGATTTTAATGTTGTAGGGAGTTATGTTTTTGGAAGAACACAGAACATCGCTAACCCTCAACTAGCAAGTGGAGCCACGCTTGGTACGGGTACTAGTGAAAAACAACTTCAGTCAGGAATGTATTCAGCAGATAATGCAAGTGCTAATGCTTCAAATAATTTATCAGGAACTTGGAGATGGAATGCTGCCCCGGCGGGTTTTGGTAATGCTCAATTTGGTGTTTGTGTTCGTGTATCTTAAAGAGGTGAATAAATGTTAACAATTCAATATGCAAAAGATCCAGTTTATGGGTCTGCGGACGAACAGACTATAGAGTTAAAAGTCAAATTTTACGAATTTGCTGATGAGTTACCGTTTGGAGCAACACCATTTGACCCAATGCCTTACGGCGTAGAACTCTATAGCAATGCAGTAGCCGGTTTGTATGGGCCAATTGCACCGTATGTTCC